TTAGCTAAAGTCTTTACCACCTTCGCATCCTCTATGACCGCATTTTTTGTTGAGTCATCCCAAACCTGCTTTCTTATTTTCTCTGCACCGTCAAAAACACGCTGTACCCCATCGGCCATTAATTTAAGCGTAGGAACCACCTTAACAAGTATCTCAGTCACCAGACCGCCCATAGTCTCCTTTAGATCACCGAGTTGATTATCTAATTGCTGCAACGCCCCTGTTCCAACCTTAGCTGCTGCCTCTGCCTGACCACCAAAAGCGGATGTTAATCCATTGGCCAAGCTGGTTAGTCTCTCAGTTGATCCGACATTTCCCTCGACCTCGATACCATACCTTGATAATGCGTTAGTGCTTGATCCTAATGTCTTACTTACCAGGTCAGCTGCACCGGCTAAATCCATACCCTTAGCTGCTGCCAGATCCTGAACTAGAGGGATAATAGTTTTTATCTGATCCTCCTCCTTAACAAAAGCAGCTATAAGAGCCTGAGCCCTTATAGTCTCTTCATCGCCGAATAAAGTAATCTTTTGTAATTCCTGCGCTTGCGCAATTAACTCCTGCTGTGCAGACTTCCTCCCCTTTAGAGCTACAAGTAATTGATTTTCTGCCTGCGCCTGAACGTTATACGCTTTAGTAGATGCCTTTGCAAAATTAACAATCGCACGAACACCGAAGGCAGCCACAATAGCAGGTCCGAGCGTACCAACAGACTTTTTGAAGTTACCTAGCACTGAATTGCTCTGCTTAATACCTTTTTTAAACTTGGTATTATTTGCCGATATGACAGCTGTTAAGCTTGCTACTGTGCTAGTTCCCATGTCTCTTTTCTTAACTGTATTAACTTCTCATCATCCGGCACATCGACCGACTCGTCCCACGGTAGGGGTAATATCTTGTTAGCAACCCTGTGCTTTATCTTGTAACCATGTACTGGCTTGTTTTCAATTGATGATAGTATTAGTCTTGTCTGCTCCCATGATTCTTGTGTTCTTCTGTTCTCTGCATCATAATAACCACCAATTGCATTAAATAACTCGCTCAAATCATAATTGTACCAGAAGTCTTCATATCGCATTCCCATCTGACCAAAGCATATACTCTGTAATTCATCGAATGTTATTTTTTTTTACTATCTCCCTTCTGCTCTTTCCCATAATCAGCAAACACCTCGGTGACCTTGGTAATTATCTCATTATTATCATCTGCATAATCAATGAATTGAGCTACACTTTTAAACATGCACTCAATACCCTCTTTCCTTGCTCCATCCTTTACACCAATATACAGCAATGTTAGCAGATCCATGAGATTCATCTTATTCATATCTAAAGCCAAAACCTCATTCATAGATATTTTCCTCATCTCAGAATATTCAGCCAGTGCATTCATCCCGTAATGTACCGGGATCTTAACGCTGTTTACTTCAATTATTCTTATCATATCGCTGGATCTCCACTAAGTTGAATTGAATAAGAACCAGTAACTAAGCTATCAGAATTTGCACCCGACAAGCCGATAGATGTTAGCACCCCATCGCATGAAATAAATGGAGAGCCGTTTCTTTCGATCGAAACACTGAGTGTTGTCCCGGCATTCACCAGAGTGAATAATGAAGCCCATTGAGAGCCGTCTGCCGCTAACAGATAACTGCCCGAAGCAGTACCGGATACCTTTCCGCCCATAAACTCAGCGTTCATCTCACTTGTCTGCGTGGTTGTCTCTAATGCCTCGCCTGTTATATCCAGGCTTACATCGGTGGAGGCTGCAATGATTGAACCCCCTACCTTTAATACTAATTTATACCCTAATAGTGCCATATCATTTATTTATTTATGCTGGATTTCCACTTAATTGAATCGAATAAGAACCGGTAACTAAACTATCAGAATTGCCTCCCGATAACCCTATCGAGGTGATCACACCGTCACAGTCAATGAACTTTACTGTATCCCGGTATATCTCAACCTCTAACACATTACCTGCGTTTACGTGTGCGAAGAGATTCGTCCACTGTTCACCATCCGCAGCAAGCAAGTAAGATCCGCTAACTGTACCGGATACTTTGCCGCCGATAAATTCAGCGTTCAGTCCGCTGGTCTGCGAAGTGGTCTCTAATGCCTCAGCGGTTATGTCCAAGCTTACATCTGTTGATGCGGCAATGATCTCATTGACCACACCGGAGGAGTGCTGTTGCACCCTTAGCGTTAATTTGTATCCTAATAGTGCCATGTTAATTGAATTTTAAATTATATTCTTGTGTTATGTTTATCTTATCTAAATCAGGGATATATCCAGAATCGGCCTCTGAAACCCACCGGGATAGCATCAATGTTTTATCATCATATAATCCAGATGCGTTATCCATGCCAGTAAACAGTGTATCCGCTAATGATATGCATGTATCGTAATCGTTCGCATATATGTAAAGCACCAGTGTAACCTCTGTAGGTCCTGTAAAATCTTGCGTTAATGTAGGTTCAATTCGCACGGTATAAACAACATAGGCCGCTTTCGTTTCCTGTGGTGCAAAGAACGGATAGACATTTGATTCAATGTCATTAAGTAAGTCATATATAGCGGCTCTAATGCTCATATTTTTCGTGCTTTTTTCATCTCACGCTCCATTATTATTCTGATTGACCTTGATAATTTTGCTTCCATATTGGTTAAATTACTCTCAAAGAATCTATTAATTGTCAACCTACTGTTCCCTTGACCATATTCCCAAAACTTCAAGTAAAAAGGATCTTTCATATAGTCGCCTCTGGGGCCCTTTGGGCCTAAGAAATAAACAGCACTCTTTTTGCTCCGGCCAACCTTCTTGCCTATACTTCTTCTGCCAAGCCCCGGAGGGTGCCATTTATGCCCACCCGGCGTTAATGCTGTTTTTCTTATTGGCATCTCCCTTTTTAAAGGAGCAACAAAACCCTGAGCAACATTGCCAACGACCTTCTTTAAAGACTTCTGCTGTAGCTTATAATCTAAACTTGCAAAAACCCTGCTTAATTCCTGATCGCCTACTAATTTTATATCAACATCACTCATCATCCTGCCTTGCGGCTATTAATACCGTTTCTAATCTATTTTTATGGCTTATTGATGTGATATTATAATTATCATCCCTATACCTGATCCTCATCTTTGGGGTGATTTTTTGCCCATTATTGTAATACACAGCAAAGCTTTTTACATCATTATAAACCATCATGTCGGCATTGAAATTCTCATTACCTGATACTTGGTCAACCTCAGCCCATAGCGTTAAAAAAAGACCCCATGTCTCAGTAACCCCCCCGGCTGTGCTTCGGGTTTCAGTTACCTTATATATTTCTATCTGATCATTTTTCATAACTGCGATAGTCGTTAATCAACCTCTCAACCTGCGTCATCTTTGTCTCAAGCGAATCACCGGGCCTGTTATACTCGTTATACACCCTCTGCTTAATCCCTAGCTTTATATCTGCCGGGACAGTCGTAAACCCACCGATAAAGGTTATCTCCATCGCATCACTGCGATCATATACACTCGGCAAATCAGTTATAATAATCTGAGCAGGCCTGATAGATAATGCCGTCAAATAACTATCAGTAGATAATGTTTGCAAAGTATTAGATTCATCATAATACTTAATACTTGAAATACTAGCAACTGGCCACTTAAAAAAGAATATATCCTCCTTAATCTCCTCAGGCGATAAAAACAATTTCCATGTCTGAGGCATGATAGCAAGATTAGCCCTCTGCTCTATCATCTTTGCTGTTGCCTCAATATATGATCGCACCAAATCATCATGATCATAATATGATTCAATCCTCAAGTGAGTCTTCACCTCCTCGATAGAGACAGGCAGCGTAGTGGCTTCAGTTGCTATTATGTATTTCATTTTCTAATTGTTGTAGTTTTAACTTTCGCTTTTTTAACTACAGAGTCTTTAGGCTTAGCCTGAGGTGTTATATCTTCCGCTATGCCTATTTTTATTAGATATTCACAATCCTTAAAGGGCAGGGACTTTGCACAAGCCCCCGCCTTATAAGAATATCCATAATTATGAGCTGGCTTCTTAAATCTGATAATCATCATTATACAGTTTCAAGTCCCTCAATTGCTGCAAAAGATTCCGCATGCCTTAAACCAAGGTCGAAATATCCTACACCTGTTACCCTGATCTCATCAGTCTTATCTAATGAATAGGGATTCACGATAAACTCAAGAGCACCCCATTGGCCGATAATCAGGTCTTTCCAATTTCCGAATACAACAGCTGATAATGCCTCCCCCGTTCCCCTTGTGAGAGTTGAAGGCAGTGCATTGGTGATATAAGCATTGTAACCATTAACCATACCATCAGTTAAAGGTGTAAACATCTCCCAGATATACCCGCCCTGATAAGTAGACTTCAAAGTGTTCTTCATCTTACCAGCTGCCTTAGCATTAGTAATATAAGCAAGTGAATTACCCTCAAGAGCATTGTCCTCAGCTATCATTCTCTCCAACTGGATGATATTCGCCCAGCTCAATACAGTCCCGTTACTACCGTGATCACCGTTATTGATTGCAGATGCAAATAAACCTGTGGGTTGATTCGATGTGCCTGAGCCTGTGAAGACTGCCTTTTCAAGAGCATTCATGTGGCCATACATCAGCGAATCCCTTACCTCAGCCTCTACATCAACACTTGACTGGCGCAATAACTGACGTGAGAACTCAGTGTAAGCAGTCAGCCTGTTAGGCGTCAAAGTGAGAGCATTGTAAGAAGGATCAGATTGTGTTGCAATCGCTCCCTCTGATCTCCATGTTGCTACACTATCAGCAGCACGGCGTGGGAATCTAACATCACCATTCAGGTTACCTAAGATAGTCGCTCCGGCACGGCCAACAGCAAAATTGTTTCTTAGTGAACCGATAAGCCCCAAAGTGTCCTCAGGTACAGTATATCCGCCAGCAGCGTCAACAGTTGCCTGTAGAGTTGCACGGGAGTGGATAATGGTGGGGATAGTGATCGCCATGTCATCAACTGACAAACCTCCACGTGATTGCTCTTTCTTACCCTCTTCATCCATCTCCTTCTCAACACCTGTGAGCTTACCTTTAATACCCTCACGGATAAACTTCACGTAAGAGAACCTGTTTAGATCCTTCTCATCTTTCTCTGAGAAAGGCTTGCCAACAACACCGGGGATATTCTTAACCTTAGCAGCTTCTGCCTCAGCGTTTACCCTTGCCTGTTCAGCTTCGATGTTCTTACGCTTGGTAAGAGAATCCATCCTGTCAATGTCTCCGTTTAGAGTTTCTACTTGTTTCTCAAGAGCATCAAAGGATGCCCTGTTTTCATCTGTTAAGCTTTCCTTACCTTCCATGAGCTTATTCATCTCATCTATAAGGGCAGCTCTCTTTTTTCTTAAATCTTCCATTGTTTTAATTTTTATTAGAGTTGCTATTTATTGCCCACAGTAAGGGCCGTTAACTTCATTTTTGATATTCTATAATTAAATTCTCCTAAATCCCGTTTCTTCTCCTCTTTGCCTTCAATCAGATCAATCACCTCTCTGACGGTCATGGCCTCAATCTCGCTCATCCGCTTATTCCCTCCAAGTTCTTTGTAGATGAACCTCAAAGCATCATAAGTCTGCGTCCTTAACGCCTTTTTCTTTGCGTTAGGATTCGATGGGATATTAACAATCGACAGCTCAAGTAGCTCCTGACCCTCGTAATATTGCAGTGATGGATCTTCTTTTAGCTCCCTGTTCCCCATCCTCGCTTCACCAATTTCCAAGAATCCAACAGATACAGTCCTTAAGAATCCACGGTCAACCTTGCTCTTAATCTTCAGTGCTAATTCATTTTCCGTATCGAAAATAACATCGACCATCAGATCGCCATCCAGGTATGCAATACCCTTGCCGATCACATCGTCAGGGTTGGGCGCATTGCACATATCACCTCCATAAACATTGTGCTGATAACCGATAATAGGATTAGAATTGAAATTCTTAATATCCCAATTGTCGATATTCAGTACAGTACCATGCCTGTCAGCATGAGCAGTAGAGGCGACAAAAGTATAAACATCATCCTTGTTCTCATTGATGCGCTTATCTCTGAACTGACCCCCTATCTCTCTTATTTTTCTATTTTCCATCTTGATTGTTTTTTGTTGTTGACGTATTCGGATTCTCATACTTATCACCTTCGGGATAAGGATTAAGATTCTCCAGGTTCCGAACCTCATTAGGATTCATCCACCTGTTAGCTATTGCAGAGGCATATAGATTAGTTCGTGCAGCTGTATCGCCTCTCAACAGATCGTTCATGTTAAACCTGATTTCTTTCTCGCCAACCTCGTCATTACCCAGCAGCTTCCATTCTAATTCTGTCTCGAATCGCTCAACAGTCGGACGCATGGCATAGGTTAGAAACTGCAAGTTCTGCACTTCGATATTAGAGAAGGTTGCACGTGAAAGATCATAAAGCAGGGGAGGAGGAACATTGAAGACCCTCGCAATATCCTGTATCTGAAATTCACGGGTGGCAAGAAATTGGGCTGCCTCAGGTGGGATAGTGATTGACTTGTACTTTATTCCATTCTCAAGTAACGGTGTTCCATGATTAACATTCCTTTTCCAGTTATCAGCAAACTGTTCACGTGCAACATCACCAAGTATCTGATCAGTCTCCAATACCGCATCTGAATGGCCTCCCTTGCCGAAGAACTCAGCCCCGAACTTCTCCGCTGCAAGCCCCAGTCCAATCGACTCGGCCGCCATTGTTATCCTTGACTTACCCTGAATCCCATCCGTTGAAATATCTTTGAAATGCAGAACATCCATCATTCTGTATTCACCATCCAATGAAGACTCTGTACCGCTAACCTTATAGAATATCTTACCATCCCTGACAACGGGCTCGCAAAATTTAGGATGAATGGGACTGAGGGCTACTATCTCGCCCTTTTCACGGGTGATGATATTGTAAGCATTGCCCCATAGATCCAGATTAACACTGTTCAGCTCCCAAAACGTATAGGCGTTCATCCACGGATTAGGTCGATAAGCTAATAATTTACTAAGGCTATCAGTGATTTTTATTTTTTTGGGTCCGTTAATTTCAAAAACATGCTTTGGGAAAGATGCTATTAGCGACCCACGTAGGGATACAGCTGCAAGTACAGCCGTGAATTTCAATGAAGTTTCTTTTGTTACCGATACACCGGATAGTGACTTACCACCCAGCGCAGTTAGTAACCACTGCTTAGGGTTTTTTAAATCTGTATCTAACTCTCTTTTTTGGCTACCGTCAAAGCCGAATTGCCACCATTTAGCCATAATATATATATATATATGGCGCAATATACAAACTATATGTTTAGTTTAAAGTTATAAATTATAACTTTCTTTCAAACAAAAAACCCCTCCCGAATTAACGAGAGGGGGAAACTAAACTAACTGTGAAAAAATAAACTATTTTTCAAAGAAGTCTATTGGGCTTTCTCTGCCTACGTGCTTTTGATATTCAATATCTGCCTTTGCAGAAGATACAGTTTTCCCAAAAACATTGGCCAGTTGTTTTACTTCAGAGATTCCAATCTTACCTTCTCTAAGCTCTTTAAAAACCTCAATCATTTCGTTTCTTAAATCTTCGTTTTTCATGTCGTTTGTTTTTTAATGTAACGTTCTATTTGTATAAGTAACCTTTTTGATTCTATTAATCCTTGTGGAATGTCTGACGAGTTAAGTGTTGAATCCTTTGCTAAGAGCCTTCTTATATAACCATCTGTACATTGTTCTACGTATTCTTTCTTGTATTCTTTCATGTATTCTTTAATACATTCTTTATTTTTTTGCTTGTATTCTTTAATG